TTTACTTTGTACGAGTTGTGGGCGTTACCCATGGATTTATTTCCACGCTGCGGCTTAGCAACCGATGCACCAGCGCTTGCTCTGCGTGAGTGCGCAGTATATCATTCGGGACTACTCACCCCGACTCACTTTCCAATAGGGACCGTTGGATCGTGACGCATTAGGTCCACTTCTGAAGGGAGCGCGTATGGATAATTTCCAACTTCGCGCGCGAGCCGGGATTGAATATCTCGGTCAGTATCGCAGTTCCAATCCTAAATGGAAAGGGGCAACGCGTAGTCTTAGTAGACCGGTCGAAAAAGTGGCTGTGGATCGTGAGATTCAACGCAAACTAGGCGACCAGGCTTCGGGACTCGTAGATTGGAGGGACAATCGAAGTGTCACAGCACCTGAATGGGTGGCGGAGGGACTCGCAAGGTACGGATGTCCAATCCATGCCGTTAAGCCCGATCTTCCGTCCTCCGACTACGAGTTCACCGTCTCAGAGCTTGGGGCGTGCAGCTGCAGACGTGGAGAGCAGTTCAAACGAACCGCTAAACATGTTCAAGCAGTACCAACCGAGTTCGAGGTCCCAATCAGTGAGCCCGACGATTTGGCAGACACCAGTCGACGAGCCAGAAGAGACCCAAAACCCGGGGTGCCCGCAAGGCCACCATTGTCCAGTGTGCTGGGATCTAATGATTCAAGCGCTAATGCTCAGGACCGGCGAACTGCACTTCCCAGTGACGAAGTTCGAAGTAAGCCTCGTCTCAGAGCAGGCAGATCGTGGGATGCCAGGGCTTACCGGGACGCCTTTTCTGCGACACTCTCTGTTGCAGGTGAGGAAGATGGAGGGCGAGAGCCTTATCCATTGGATGTGGTGGTGGATCGCTACATCCATAAGTCTCATTATGCTGGGGCTCCTTATTTCACTCGGAACAAGTTCGTCTTGGACAAGGCTCTCAGGGCTGCTAAGCGGATCTGGGATGATGATCGCGGTTTCGATCCTTATCTCTTTGGCCGTAGGGTTCAGCCTGGGGCGTCTGGTCCAAAAACTCGCCTCGTTTGGATGGCGTCGCTCAACACGAGTATTGTGGGCGCGGCGTTCTCGAAGAGAGTCCATCAGAACCTGGAGAGAAGACGTCCTTTCGCAATCGGTCTTCGGGCGGTTGAGAAGGGAGCTCTAGTATCAGAACTAGAGTCACGGTTCCGTTACGTCTATTCCCTAGATTGGTCAGGGTTTGACGCAAGCGCACCTGCTTTCATGCTTGATGATGTATTCCGAGTGCTACGGACGCATCTACGGCTAGATGAGCAACAGCGAAGTGTGTGGGAAAGGTACGTAAGCGATTTCATTCATTCGCGTATCATTACGCCAGATGGATCAATATTCCAGAAGCACAAAGGAATTCCTAGCGGGTCCGCTTTCACGAGCATCGTCGGAAGCGTGTTGAACCTCCTGCTGATGAACTATGTGTTGATCAAGCTCACTGGAGCTGCGCTCAAACCGGATAGAGTGTGGATTCAGGGGGACGACGTGATATTTGCGTCAAACTCAGAGTATGATCTAGGGAGTCTAGCCCGGTATGCGGCGGAGCTAGGATTCACTCTTAGCGTAGCGAAGAGTCAAGTGATTGACACTCACGCGGAGCGGAAAGAACTAAAAGACTATCCGCACTTCCTTGGTCACCGGTGGATACATGGATGGGCGCACCGAGACAAGTTTGAGATACTTCAAAGGGAAGTGTTCCCTGAGAGGCACGCTCAACGGTCGCGTAAGGAGTCGCTCATACGGCTTTACTCGTATCTAACAGATGCGTGGGAAGCTTGGGAGATATTCTCCGCTGTATATCCGGCAGAAGAAACGTTCCATACGCTAACACAGTGTTTGGACGAGATCGGTGATGACGAATTCGCTTTCAACGAAGTTGACCTACCAGGACAGCTAAGATACTACGCTGCTGTAGTTAGAG